GGTGAAGGTTTAGATGATGAAAGCATACAAAGTTCTATTGGTATGGATAGAGTAGCAGATATACGACATTTAATATCTAATAGACATCTACAAGTATTTACTGCCAATGCAGAGTTTTATTGTCCTCAAAGTGAAACAAGCGTATTAACGCCAGAAAATTTTAATATACGAAGGCAAACAACTTATGGTTCTAATTTTGTAAATGCAAAAGCTTTTGATGGTGGTACAATATTTGTTCAAAAAAGTGGTAGAACAATAAGAGAGTTATTATTTACTGATACTGAGTTAGCGTATTCAGCAAATAGTTTATCTTTGTTATCTACACATTTAATACAAACACCAGTAGATTTAGCAGTATTTGGTGGTTCAGTAGATAGACCAGAACAATATGCTTTATTTGTAAACAATGATGGTACTATTGCAAACTTTCATTCTGTAAGAACAGAAAATTTAGCAGGTTGGACACAATGGCAACAGACAGG